ACATCATCGTCTTCCATACGTAGGATATACATTTATTTTTTTTCTTTTTGAACGTTTACGTTTATATTTACGTGTTCCAGCTGTTAGTAATAATTTACTTTCATCACGATCATCTCGTTTACACAATGTTTTTAATTTCATAAATTTTTTTGTTGATGAGCTTACACAACCAGGATTTTTATCTGGATGAAAAATTTTTGCTTGATGACGATACTGAGAATCATTCACGCACGCTGTAGGTGATATATTGTGAGAAGGACATGGTTTTGAACGATCATAGGTGTCATCATAAGACGCTGTGGATGGAATGTAATTTGTTTTTATTACTACTCCCTGTAAATCATGTTTTAATTCTTCATATTTTGATAAAAATTCATCTACGTGTGTTAAATCTTTAAACGTCATGTTTTCTTCATCAGACACAATTGGTATTTTATCTGACTTTACGGGTATAACAAAAGAACAATCTGTTTTTTTATCATAACGATACGTATTTAAATAAAAAGGTTCATTGAATGTTATTTTATAAATCATTTCAACTCCCCATGAATTTTTAATTAATAAATAATTATCTATTGTTCCTACAATAATGATAAAATGAGCATGATGAAAATCATCACTACTACTATCTTCAATTCGTAACATGATGTACAGACCATGATCGGTTATTTTTTTAATATTGGAAAAAGTTATGTCTTTAAAGTGAAATGTAACAAATGCAATTTTATTTTCATCACTTACTTCTTTTATTTTATCTAATGTATGGGTTAAATCGCGTGTTTGTGGTGTATTTAAATAAGGCACAGATACGGGTTGATATATAAATGAATATAAATCAGAAACTTGTATACATTCTAACCATCCTTTAGGTTTATCTGGTATGGTAGGTATATATGTTTGGAATAAATGAAACAAATGTAAAAATAATAAAATTTTTAAATATCCACCTTGAGAACAAGTTTCAGGTGTCAATGCATTTAAATAAGAGGGGTTTAACACTAAATCATCTGTTTTTAAAAACATATTACAATTATTTTGTTGATACGTATTCGAAACAACTAACGGAAATAATAATTCGATTATATTTTTGATAATTACTTTTGAAAACGCATGACGACCACAAACTCCATCAGCTCCTTGATGTGTAAATGTGTTTGATAGTTGTCGTTTTAATTCAGGTGTAAGAGGTATATCTTGATACTCAGGTATAAATTCTTTAATTTTGTTTAACATGTTAGGAATATAAATGATATTTGGATTTGATAGTAATACTTTTTCAATTAATTCTTTACTTAAAAGACTTTTTAATACATCTAATAATAATGTAGCGTCGTAATTGATTGCTCTGAATAATATATCACTTTTAGATAAATGATATGGAAAATATAATATTGCTCGAGGTGTTTGATTAAATGCAACCATGCATATGTCTTCTTTTTTTAATTCCAATGGAACATAATTCAATATTTCTCCGTTTTTTTGAAGAGAATCAATTAACATTTCTTTAGTAATGAATTTATGTGGAATTGATTCAAGTGATTCAGGATTTTTTTCAAATGCAAACATACATAACTCTTTATCTTTTAACTTAGAGGGAATATAATATAACAATTTAAAATTATCTTGAACTGCATGAAATGCCATTTCTTTAGTAATTAATTCATGAGGAATAAATTGAATTGCGGCAGGATTTTGTTCAAATGCAATCATACATAAATTTTTATCTAGTAATTTATAAGGAATAAACAATAATAATTTTCCATCATTTTTAACTACATAAGTAGCAATGTCATAATTGATATCTTTATCATCTACATACATAATAGCTGTTATGTCTTTTTGTAATGCAGCCATGATGACACGAGGATTATTCTTGTGTTTAACATTTTGTATGTTAAGTGGATTTTCAATTACTTTTTCAATATCTTCATCTATATCCATATAATAAAATATATTTTTACTAAATTATTATAAAAAATATATAAATATAAATAAATTAATATTTATGTATGCGATTGATAGAGTTTAAACGTTCTACTTTACCCCACAAACGATTCATGATTCAATTAGAAAATCCTTATCAAACCATTCATTTTGGTTCAAAATCTAATACCTATGTAGATCATGGAAACATAGGTATTCGCAATAATTATATTATGCGAAAATACAGAGCAACTAATGATTGGTCAGTATTAAATGAAAATGAAGTGAATGATTGTATATTATGGGGTCCTACCAAAAGCATTGAGGGAAACCTTGCCCTGTTTTTACAAAAATTCAATATACAAGATGATCGTTAAATTTTAGTTTTGAGTATATTTAAAACGCAGGAGGGTCCTTATCTTTTAATGCTGAATATATGGATTTGATAAGTTCAGATGAAATAACAGACGTATAATAAGTTACGGAACACATTTGACCTAACACACCTTTATTTGTACCAATGTTCAATTCGTGATTAGATGTATCAGGTACAATGGTAAACGTGTCTTCTAATTCACCATTCACAAAAATATCAAATACACCATTGGAATACATAAACACAAGATGATTCCAAGTTTGTAAATTTGGATTAAAATCAAAACTATGTTTTTCATCTTTATTTTTTATGATAACTCGCAATGTATTTGTGTTTGCCTGATACGCTACCATGACTGAATTTGCGTATAACAGAATACTGGTAAATTCGGAAGATGATGAATTATGATCTGGACCAGGTGCAGTTAAATTAACCCAACATGAAAGTGTATACTCATACATTTTATCATGAATTTTGTATCCCGAAGAATTATTTAAATTAATTGAATCACTTACAATCAATTTACCGCCATAATAATTTTTTGTAAACGATCGTACATATAAAAATAAAAGGATAATAAACATTTCAAGAACAAAAATTTTATTTACAACCGGAAGTTTTGCTTTTTTTACGTATTCAATTACTGCTTCAACATTTATTGGCCGATCTATCATGACAATGATGTACCCTAATAGATAAAAAATAGAATACATGATAAAATAGGGATACGTAGATAATGTGGTATACAAGGTATAGAGCATATTTTCATTAAAAATAGTTAATACGCAAATCAATGCTGTAAATACCCATGTATTAAAAGTGTCTGTTAAACTAAGCTTTTTAAGCATCGCAAAAATACACGGGGTTGCGCAAACAACAGCAAGCAATGCTAACGAATTTGTTGTAAATATGCCTATAGGGCGTATGATGGCAAAAAAAACAAACAATAATATATAAATCCAAAACAATAACATATTGTTTACTTTGGTCATAAGTGGAATGTTAATGATGGCAGCTAAAAAAAGTGAAATGTAACTAAGCCAATTAAACAATGCTTTCTTTTGGTCTTTGATTGTTGTATGTGTTGAAAAATAATTTGCTATCTGTTTTCTATATAAAATTAATGGAATATTAATTACATTACACACAATAAATAATCCAAGAATAGATTTATATTGTGTTTTTAAATTGGATAATGTCATTTTATAACATATACATATTTTTTTTATTCATACTCTATTTCTTTACCATTTTCATAAATATGAAGAGTTTGAATTACTTTATGATTTTTATATTTTTCAACATTTAAATCCATCGTAGTATTACATTGTTCTTTTATATTTATATAAGCATCGCTTACATTTAAAATTTTTTCAGCCTCAGAATTTAAATTTTCGGGTGTTCCATATCGATTTAAATAAACAACTCTGGATAACATTTGATATAGTTCTGATTTTGTATGTTTAAATTTCATAGTAGTTTTAATGATGTGCAATAATCGTAAATCATGACTTTGATTCATTTGGGTGGGTTGAATATAATATTTTTTTAATCTACTATTCAAAAGTGAAAATCCAAAATTACTTCCACATTTTGGATTACATTCGGGTGTTGCGCACAATTTATCTTTAATTTTTTGTGAATTTGTTGCGGCGTTAAAATAACATCGACCATAATCTATGATTTTAGGTACATAAGGCAATCTAAATATAAGGTCTTTGTCGGATAAATGGTACACATATTGTATACATGTATTTTCTGGTAGTTTACACAATAATACATTTTCTGTATGTAAATCATAATGAGTAAATTGTGTACGTAAAGAATATAAGGCTTGATAAATAATAAATAAAATATAAATTAAATCAAACATGACAAACGGAGTATCTGGTATCATACTTTTTAAAGAAACTGAATTGTGTAAATGTTGAACAAGTATACAAGCACGTTTAGCATGGTTACACATTTGATCATACTGAATGGTAGATACTTTAATATCATCGGATAATGTAGTGGCGTCATATTGATTTGCTGATTTTACTTTAGTATGGGCTGCTAAAGTTTTGTAATAGTATAACCCGTATGTGTATAAAAAGCAAGGAAATTGTTTAATAATTTTATTAATAAAATGTTTTCCTACAATGTATTCATAGACTAGATTATCAGATCTTGCAGAAGTACTTGATTTTAAAATAGAATATGCTGTGTATCCATCTTTTTCATACTTAATTTCACGAACAAATCCATTGGATGATTCACTGCCAATTTTTTTAATTGGACCAGAAGCATATGAAAAATCCGCAAAATGATTAAATAATCTATTTAATTCGTCGGAATATTTCCCAAATGCTAAACATTCACCTGATGATTTACACATTGTTTTTAAAAATAATTTGGATTGTTTAATGATGGTTGATATTTTTTTGGTTGTTTTAGTTGGGTTTGTAGAATTTGGAGAATAAAAGGTGGATTTTTTAGAACGGCAATATTTACGTTTTTCAGTATTGATATATACACAAGGTGGAGTACATTGATCTTGTGGTAATTTTTTACATTCAAGTTTTTCAGTTTGTTTAAATGCCTTTCTACAATATTTACGTGTTTTGTTTACATAAATACATTTAGGCGGTAAACATTTTTCTTGAGACACTTTTGCGCATTCTGACATATTATATATTTGTAAAAAAATTGAAAATAATAAATCCCCAGACTATAACAAAATGAACTTTGCTGTTGTAGTCTGGGGATTTATTACGTGCTTTTATTTTGTCATGTATATATTTGTTTGGGCACTTACTGAAATACAACATGTAAATCATCGAATTTTAAAAAAACAATATGAAGAATACAGAGCATTTGAACAGCTTTGTTGTGATATAGATTAATTTTACAAATTCAAATTCATTATACATTTTTTTTACATAGCATTCAAATTAATAGTAGTACGATCCGATTTTTTACGACGACCACGCTTTAAGCCGTCTTTCATTTCCGCCAATTCACTTATACTAACTACACTTCCTTCATCTATTTGTACTGTTTTCGGCTTTAATCCACTCAAAATGTCATCAATGTCACTGGGCCCTTTCATATCAGGGCGCCGTTCTTCTCTTTCTTTTTCTTTCTGCGGAACTGCTACATTCATAAAATTGTTAAACCCTGGTCGAGTATTTCCTACTGAATTCATAGCCGCTTGAGTAAACTTTTGCATCAATTCAGGATTTTGGCGCATGATATCGTCCATGCCAGGCAACGATGACTTGAACATGGTATTGGTCATGTGAAGCATGATGGCACTACCGCCTAACTGAAACAATAACTTTAATTCAGGAGCAAGCTTGGCTCTTGACTTGTATTTATCGTACAATTCAGCAAAAATTTCATCATAATCTGTAATGTTTTCATTCACTTGTTCTGCCCATCCATCCAATTTTACATCAAAAGGGTCCACCTTAGCGTTTAAAAACTCAATTCCTGTAATACAGGCCATTAACATTTTTCCTTGAAATTTAACACTATTGATACGTTCTTTTTCTTCAACAATATTTTCATATTCACCTTTCATTTCTTCAAATGACGAATCCATCGTGTATTTTCGTGTCAAGCGAACACCCCTATTTTCTAAATCTTCCAATTTTCTTAAAATGGTAAACTTTTCTTTTAAATTATCCACTTTAGGAAGAGGTGCTACTGCCCCTTTAAATGGTTTAAACTCATTCCAGCTAGAAGGATCTTTTTTAGGTAATTCAGGTACATCAAATTTAACTGAAGGAGGATCCATGTTAATCTTGATAGTATCATCAGATCGTGGAAAATCAGATCGTGGAAAATCAGATTTTGGAACTTCTTCTATTTTTATACTATCAGATGAAATGTTAGATAAACTATTTAATTCATTTTCTAATTTATCAATATCACTTAATGTAATGGTATCCTTTTCTTTACTTTTTTTATCATTCATTAACAATTCAATGCCGGGCAAAGTAGTGCTCGGTTTTACTTCGTCTAAATTGATAACTTCCATTATATACCTATTTAAGAAGTATTAATTTTAAGTATTCCGCAATTATGAATATACCAAATTCCTTGTAAAAAGGTATCTGCCAAATCATCCTTCTTTTTGTGACGATGAAAGCCGTGATCATTTAATGCATATTGTTCTAGTAATTGTGACGTATGTTCAATACTTAATTTTTTACGTTCTGCGTAAGTTGTTTTTCCTTCATGAAACAATTTTAACTTATTACATGCCGACATACATTCTACTTGAACACCTTTCATCAACCAGTATTGAATCAAGAGTGCCTGTACAGCTTTCATTTTACTAGCAAGAGGCCCAATTTGATTTTCAATCACAACTATATTTGGTACTTCTTGTGCTACATAACTTTGTATAATTTGTTTTCCTAAATCTATCAATGTAGGTTCAGATAAAGTTTTAGTTTGCTTTTTTAATTCGCGTTTCATTTCATCTTTTGTTCCTAAAGGAATTTTATATTTAGTACATAATGTTATGCATTGAGGTAACGAGGTATAAGATGCGTGACGTTTACATAAATACATATCATGTAGTTCATGTGTTGCTTTTTCAAGACATGAACAAGTACGATACTTGGTTAAATCTGTAACATTCCATTGTTCAATAGAAAACGGATCTGTGTTGATTAAACAATGAGCTAGATTCTTAATTCCAACATCAATGGAAAGAATCTTCATATACATATTTTCCTTAAGTTATGTTTAAACGCTTTTTATTTACGACATTTTTTGGATTTAGATTTGGATTTAGATTTTAACGATTTCTTAAGTTTTGTAATTAAATCATCAATGCGTTTTCGTGTAATGCGAAATAATTTTCGGCCACCATCACGTTGTGCGTCTCTTGCTTGGTTGCTCATATTACTATATTAGATTTTTTTCTATTTTTTGTTTTAATTTCAGGATCGATGTATACATTCTTTTATACCATTGGCCCTTGTGCGTTCCAAGTAATATAAGTCGTAGATATAAAATTGACGTAAGCATATGTAAATCCAGTCCAATTCCCGGATGACCCAGTCCAAGCAGTTATGTTTGCTGTCCTTGTATTGCTTGGGTCTATTACATTTGATGTAATGTTAGGGCGATTACTTCCTGTAAAAGGATTGTTAAATCCAACAGATCCAGTTCCACTTCCAACCAAACTTGTTATTGCTCCGCTTAATGCTCGTTGATTCGATCCTGATATTTGTAATAAATAGGGAGCAGTTCCTGTAACGTTTCCGTTATTTATACCCAATACAACAAACCCATTTGCTCCGTCCGAATAGAGTTGAATCGTTTGATTTCCATAAAGTGGATAATTGCTTCCCCCACCAGTTCCTGCTAATCCTCCAAATATTCTTCTTGTAGATGGAGATGGAACTCTAATTTCTATAGGAAACGAACCATCATTATTGTAGATGTAAATGTATTTACCACCAATATCGTCTATCGGTAAATTACAAGGAGTAGGATTTGTCGTTCCTGTCATTCTCAATATATAAAATGAATTACGAAGAGTATTTTCTGGAATAGTATAAGTAGAGACAGAACCTGTTTGCTCTCTTGCTATACCCCCTACAAACAACTGATCGTTAAAATACACTTTTCCTTTTGCGTGTATATTTGCGAAGGATGTTCCAACGTGTCCTATCTGAATTTGGTTTGATTGACCTTCATTTGTACCTATGTTAATGAGCGTATTGTTTTGTATTTCAAAAGAGGATGCAGTTGAAATGACACCATCTATGTCAAACGTTGTGTTAAACGCACTCCCAGCCTCATCTAAAAATTGTAATTCTGTTGCATTTATAGTGTTGGTTTTAGAGTTTTGTGTATCTACAATAGAGATTTTGTCCGAGTATATCGTTGTTTCGTCTGCGGTCGTCGCAGTTTTAGACTCAATTGAAATAGATTTACCCTCTGAGTCTAATGATATTCTATTTCCTACAGTCGCTACATCAAGATATTCTAACGCCAATATTCCGCTGGATGTGGTTATTGACTTGTTAGGAATTAGTATTTGAAACCCATCACTTGAAAAAGTAGTTGTATTATCTACTCCATCTGTAATTTGTAGTGCTGTGGTAGAAAGATTGCTTGTTAATGTGCCGTCTGTGATGTTTAAAGAATTTGTAGTAAGAGTGCTTGAAGTTGAAGTAAGAATGTTTGTTATTTGTAATTGTTCCGAATTAAGATTGACTGATTTAGCAATTCCAGTTTGAACGTTAGACAGATTTAGGTAAGGAGTATTAGGGGAGGTTTGGACGTCTATGGAAATACTTTTGTCAAGACCAGTTGTGGAATTCTTGTTTAATAATGTTATTGTATTGGGTCTTCCACTAAAAAGAGACCCTATGGTTTCAGGGTCGCCTGTTTGTGAAAATACACCTAATCTATATAATGATGTTTGATTTTGAAGAACATTCGTCGTTGTGTTATAAAAGGAACTAACCACCCCATCCACAGAATCAAGACTTAACTTATAACCACTATCCTCTGTTTCAGTCTCTTGTAAAAAAATGCTTTGTCCTGCGTCTCCAACACCAGCAGGTGCTACGGCAAGAACATCGGCAAGATTTTGCGACCCTGTTGGTCCAGTTGCACCTGTTGGTCCTGTATCACCTGTTGGTCCTGTATCACCTGTTGGTCCTGTATCACCTGTTGGACCTGTATCACCTGTTGGACCTGTATCACCTGTTGGTCCTGTATCACCTGTTGGACCTGTATCACCTGTTGGGCCAGTATCACCTGTTGGACCAGTTGCACCTCCACCACCGGCATCTTCCCACGAAAGCACTCCTGCTTCTCCGCCACTTGTCAGGACTTGACCGGCAGTCCCATAATTTAAGATTGTCCCATCTCCAATACCAATTTTTGAAGATTGAATCCAAAGTTCGGTGGTTTCTGCGGTTTCTACATCGTTCGTAGTAAGTGTAATAGTTGAACTCGTTGTTTCCACAGAAGAAAGAACATTTTCTGTAAGATCGGTAGTTTCAATATAAAATGAACCTTGCGACATTTCTGTGTTTTGAATATCTTGTTGTCTTGTTGTAAAAAGTAATCCTGCTTTTGTCATTTCAGCATAAGTTTCTACTTTTCCATTTACTGGAACATCGTTTAATCTTAAACTATCCCCTTTAAAATCTGCTGTTTTATTTGCGAAATCGCCTCCCCCTATTGAAACTGGTTTTATCAACACCACTCCTAATGGAGACATCGTATTTGACGAGGGAGGATCCAGAACTCCTTCGTCGGTTAAAAGAATGCTATTGTTCCCCCCATTTCCACTACTTGCTACTAAAATCTGTTCAAACGTTTGAGTTCCACTCCCACCAGTTCCACCAACCGCCCACGTCATTGACTCATCCGCCCCCCCTGATGTCAGCACGTATCCTGCTGTTCCAAAATCTGTTGTATTATTTGTTATCAGTCCAATTTGTTTTGATTGATTTATCACAATACCAGAAGAAGTAGCAATTGATGGTTGAGATATAATAGAGATTTTGTCCGAGTCTATGTCTATTTTTTTATTACTCCCAGTGTTAAATGTAATTTTTTTAAAATTGTCATTTGAAAAAAAAGATTTTGTAGATGCGTTTTTAAAATTTGACTTCATATATTAATTTATTAAAAACTTTATATGAGAGTTTTAACAAAGTCCTATGCGTAAGATTCTTTCATTTCAAATGCAATAGAATAATCATTGTTGTTCATATCAATGACGTTTCCGAACTTATTCAGTAACCTTATTCTTAAACGTTCTAATTTAACTGGACCAAAATACTCGCGTGTTTTAAAAAGCATGTCTGAACCATTATTGAAAACAATGGTATGTGCATTAGTAGTAATGGGAATT